AAGGCAAACGCATAGACAAGAATTTGTTCTCGCCCCCGTAGCTCAGGAGGATAGAGCACAGGATTCCTAATCCTGGTGTCGCGTGTTCGAATCGCGCCGGGGGCATAAGAAAAACAAGGGGTTACGTTGAAATACCTGTAAATAATCTGTAACCCCTTGAGCTTTGTAAGCACATTGTAAGCAGCAAAAAATTTTTTCAAAAATCTGTTAGCAAGCCTGTAAGCAATTTGTAAACAAAAAAGCCGGGGACCACAGCCCCCGGCCCTCATCTTTGCCCCTTGCCCTGGTCCTACTGGATTTCGGCGTCCTGGTCCTCGGTTTGGGGCATTTTCTTTTCTACAAGCTCGTATTCTTCATCAAGCTTAGTCACAAGTTCTTCCATACGGGAAGCCAAAAGTTCAAGGCTGTACCCATATCCAAAAGTTTCCTTAGGCAAGTGATCATACTGGATCTTATCCAGGTGCATCCCTATGGACTTCACAGCGTCACAAATATCGGTCAACTCACAAAGCATTTTCCACTCCCTCCTGCTCTGCGCCCTGTTCCTCGGATTTGGCATCTTCCTTGCTTAAAAGCTTGGGAAAGAAAGCCTGCCCCAATACCTGCCCAAGCTCTTCTTCATCTGAAAGCCTGGACGCGGCTTCAGCATCCTGCACCTGATCTGCTAAAGTGCTGACCACAGAGGATAAGCCAAGAAGCTTGTCAAATGTAGTACTGGCATTGATTTTTCCGTCCTTTGCATCTGAAGCCACATAACAAAGTTCACTTGCCACATGCTCCAATGCGTTTTGAATACCATTCAGCCGCCTGGGTAATTGCCTCTTGTCCATACTTGCCTCCATTATGTTTGCACCCGGCCCGGTATTGGGCTTGGGTTATTTGGCTTGCTCTTCCTCGTATTCCCTAATCATCAACACTGACTTGGGTTGCTGATTCTCTGGGCCACAGCTTTGAGCCTTTACTGTCCTGGTTTCAGCATGGCCAGTAGACATTGATCTGGCCCTGATCACCTTACCCTTGGGGTTCTTGCTGTACTTCTGAAAAACGCTATTCATCATCTTCCCCTGTCAGGTATTGCTCTATCTCATCAACCGTTGCACCAATTCCGGTTTCTCCGTAACTCTGAGGAAAAACCAAAGAATCCAATCTCAAATCAACCAAGTAAAATGTTCCATAATCAATAGCCCTAGGGTCATGCCGCTTGATCTTGTGCAACTTAAAACCTTGTCGCTCAGCCATGCGCCTAAGTCTATTTTCCCTAATCTTTTCTTTAGTCACTCCTGTAACCTCCGTTTATGCCATTGTCTATGCCCTGAATTATACTCATTGCTATGCTGATGTCAATACTCAAAGCAAACTTTTTTCAAATTCATAAAAAATGCCCGGATATTCAATATATCCAGGCATTTATAAAAGCCTCAAATTTGCATTATTTTGGTTTGCCCCTACCTGTACCCCTCGGGACATAGAAAAAAGCCAAAATACGGCCACTGTGAAGGCCATTTTCTTAAGCTGTGTGGTCAAATATTATTACATGGCTATTTCCCACAACACCGCTTATATTTCTTCCCACTCCCGCAAGGGCAAAGCGCGTTCCGGCCCACCTTTCCAGGGCCATTTCCGGATGTCTGGACCTTCCCCTGGGGGTTGCCCTGGGCCTCGGCCTTGCCATCAAAATATGGCCTGTCACGACCTTAACCAATCCGAATTGGGCAGGGCATGGAGTGCTTGTTTGAGATGGTCCTCGAAATTCGCCACAGCAAGATCAATCCAGCCTGCAGGGGCCTGGGAGCTGTGCCCATCATTAAGCACTGATATATATTCTACGTTATTTGTGACGTAATATATGGCCGCATGACTTGGAGGGGTTGCCTGGTCCTGGGTCACGTCATAGCTATTCTGGCCTTCAGGTGGAACGTAATCGCTCGGGCTACTACCTGAGACAATCCACCCGGCCCGGCTGCGACCAGTCTCCACCGGGTTGTTGTCTACCAGGTCGGCCCATAGGTCGATGATTGCTTTTCGGATAGCCAGATCAACCATGTCCTCCAGTTGTCTGCCTATTTGCTTCATCTCAGCATTGAACTGCTCCACACCCTGAACTTCCATCTGGATCAAGCTACCGGATTGTCCACCACTAGGCACTGCCGATGAATAGGCAGAAGCACCATAGATACCGCCGCGTAATCCTCCAGCATAGACATTTGCCACGGCTGAAATGCTCTGAAAGGTAACTGTGGCAATCACTCGGGCTATTGCGAAGGTTGTGAAAAGAGCCATTCCGGTACTCCTGATATTGATTTCTCCAATAGCTCTTGGCCGCCTGGCACTTCCCGGATCACAGCAAAGATTTCACCTATCTTGTAAGCAATGGTGTCCAACTGCTCCCTGGTTAGATTCTCCTGAAGGAAGATTGCTATCTCGTTTTCCATCTCATTGTCTGGTCTGCTGTCCTGCTCCATTGCGTAGCTCCTGGACGTTAAAAAATTCCTGCCAGGCTGAGCCACAACTTGATCCCGGCTTACCCACAAGATCCTCGTCTTTGTCACTGTCGGGGATAGCCACCCAAGGACCGGGGATTGTGGATAGGGTCTTGCTGGTCTTACCTGTTTCAACGTGGTGAAAGCCATCATGCCGGATCAAGATAATCCATTGCCTGAACAGCTTTATAAGTTCATCTCTTGCACACATAATTTTCCCGGCCCGCCCTGCCGTAGCAACATTTGACCACAGTCAGAGCGGGCCATGATCCAGGCGGCTTTCCGGCCGAACATGCGTACCAGGAAGAGGCACTCTGGCTGCTACGCGCAATACCCAGCCGGGAGCCTACCGGCCACCCAGAGACGGATCTTTCAGAGGTCCACCATTCGGGGTCTGCTTGGCAGAACCATTGATCTTGTTCACCTGCTTAGGTTTTGGCCTGTGGGCAGAGATGAAACTCGGTTTTGGTTGTCGCTTGCTGCCTTTGATAATTGCGTTTTTCATGCTGCATTCCCTCCTTGCCAAGCTGTTATACTACGCAAATGCTGATTGAACATTCTCAGGTTGTGCTCATGGGCCTGCTTGATATTATCCAAGGCTGAAAGCTTCTTACTGAAGCTCGGGAACTCATTTTCCACCCGCTGTCTCTTGACCTGCTTTACGGTATCCTTGGGGACCATTCGCAATGCAGGATGAGCATTTTCCACTGCTCGCATCAGCTCATTATCTCCATCTTTTGCCGCTTGCTGATACAGGGCCAGCCGTTGCCCGTGCTCCATCTGCATTAGGTGCTGCCTGAGTTCAAACTGTCTCAGCGCATCAATAAAGCGTTCCTGTGGATCTTGCGGACCGGCCACCTTTGAGCTGTCCACAGCTTTTTCAAGTTTGGCTTGCAGTTCACCGTGGGCATCATCCAGCTGCTCAATGAGCTTCTTGGCCTCGGCTGTCTGTTCTTTTTCCCATTCTTCTCTGAGCTGTTGCAAACGGACCTGCTTTCCATATGGGTTCAGGTGCTTGTCATTTTTGATCTGCTCAGTTTGCTTGCGTAGCTCCTTCAAGGATTCATTCAGCTTCTGAGCCAGCTTCCCTTGCTGCTCCAGCCAAGGGCCTGTGCCCTCGTACTGCTCATCCCATGTGTGGGGATCTCCTTCCGGCCTGCCTACAAGTCCTGTCGTGGTGTCGATTACTCGTTCATCAAGGGTCATGTCATTTTCTCCTTAAATACTAACCTGTTGAATTTAATCACCCCATTGGGGAGAAGGGCCGGATCTCGGGCTTCTCATACGTCAATGCATATCGGCAGGCATCCGCTGCATGGTCGGCCTGCCGCGTGTCCAGGTCCTCCACCCGCTTTGGATCTCGGGCCAGGCCTGGTACTGATTGCCAGAAGTATTCACAGTTCCGGCTTATATACAGACCGGGAACGTCCGGCTTGCCAGCATCTGCCAGCATACGCCGCATCTTTGCCCACCCTGAAACGCGGTCCCCCTTCTTGGCCGGTTTGAGGTGGACTTTGTACCTCTTAAACTCGTCTGCAATGCTCCCGGCTCCATGACCGTGCTGACTGAACATTGCATCATCTCCTACACCTGAGGGCTTCACCCCCCACTTGTTGCACAGCTCTATAATGGCTTCCGCAAGCTGTGGAATCGTCCAGCCAAGCCCTTCACTTAACTGACCGGGAATGTTCGTTGCCAATTCGTCCACAAGAATCAAACTGTCCCTTGGGTAGAAACGTCCGTCTGGTCCTTCTGCGCCGGGTGAGCGGGCCACAATGTAGACAACTGCCGGGGCTGAGCTTCCGTAGTCCATTGCAATGTAAGTCTCCCAAGCGTTGCGGGGTTTGGTGGGTTGCCCGAAGATATATTCATATGCTTCTGAACCGTAGTGCATTTCCAACTTGACCGGCAATTTTCCCCAAGGTGCTGTTGCGTTTCGGTCCATGTCCAAGACCTGACCAAAAAACGCGCCTCGGGCAATATCCCACCGGCCTTCAAGCCAAGCCTGCAAAAGTTCGGGGTCATAAGGACAAGAACTTTTCAAGGCTTGCTCATATTCGTCTTGATCTATAAAGCAGTTGTCCCGATATGTAAGTGGGCAGTAAATCCATTCTTTGCCGCTGTGCTTCTCGTGAAATGCCTGCCAAGGGACCATGCCTTTCACAAAGACATATCTTTGACTCAGCCAAGCATGGCCCACACCACCGGGGTTTGCTGCAATGACCATCCTCAGGGGCTGATCCTTCTTGCCGCGCAAGTTTGATCTCAAGAGGTCAATAAATTGTGGATCTTGAAATTGACCGGCTTCATCCACCATGATCAAGTTGAATGAGCGGCCCTGGTACTTTTGGTAATCTCTCGGGCCTTCCATCTGCCCAAGTTCCATGTATCCACCATGCGGGAATCTCCAGAAGCGTTCACTTGCATTGTACCTTGCAAACTTTTTATATACCGTGCCGTAAAGATCCAAGGTCAACTGCTCAAAGTCTGCAAGTCCCCGGTAGGTCTGTCGTATGTAAAGTATTCGCGCATCTTTCTTGTATTGTGCAGCATGTCTTAAGGCCAGGATTGCCATTGTGTAAGACTTCCCGCCGCCTCTGCCACCACCAAGAAACAAGTCACAGTGTTCAGGGGCTCGAAGTATCCGCTCTTGCGCCGGGGACATTTCAATGGATTGTTCTTCTTGACTCATTTCTTTTTGTCCTTCTTGGCCGGTTCGACTGCTTTCTTAAGAATCTCAGCTTCATACGTCTGTGCATCCAGTGCACCGGGCAATGCAAAGTTGATCTGCACCTGTGGGGCATCTTGGTTCTGCAAAGCATTTTCATTGTATCCATGCCTGCTTTTCAAAAGAAAGATTGCACAGGTCACCGCTTCCTTGCCGGTTCCGTTTATCGCGGTATCCAATAACTTACCCACAAGTAGATCATGCTCATGCGCCCGGCCATTTTTCAAAGCCTCTTCCAGCTCGGGGTTTTCTTCGCGCCATCTTGCAAGCACATGGTCTGAGCATCCCAAGGCTTTTGCGATGGACAAAATAGAAGCACCGCGCGCGGACATCTCTTCAATGACCGTTGCTGCATTTTCAGGTGGATGTTTTTTGTGACTCATTGCCGCACCTCGCGTACGCATTGGGATTTTCTGCTCAGCCATTCGGCCAGCATTTCTGTGTCCATTGCCCACTTGAGGCCAAGCCGCATCAGGGGCAAGCCCTCTTGCTGATACAGCTTTTTCACAGTAGGCCAAGACAAGCCCATGCGCTCTGCAATTTGCTCCCGTCCGGTAATTATCATCATTTTTTGCCCCTCATTTTGAGTTCTCCTTAGAATTACCTTAGAATTTACGCCTTTTGCCATCCGGTTATGTATCCTTGTTCCGTATGTGCAATGCAATTTTGCCATGCCTGGACTTGCTGCTCAGGTTCGAGCTTGGTTAGTGGACGGGCTTGGGATTCGGTTTGGGGCAATGAGTCTGTACATTTGTACAGATTGCTCATTACACTTGATGAGGCGATCATCTTGTAAGCGTAATTCCACCCCAGATCCCACCGATCCCGGCAGTAGTCCTCGAACGTCTTGTGGGTTTCGCCCATGGGCGAAAAAGCCGATCCCGAAGGACCGGCCCTGTGCTTACATTCGCCTGGACGCTATGAAGTCCATAGCATCTTGCCACTTAATCCTTTTGCCCTTGGATCTTCCAAACTGGTACGCCTGAAGTTTCCCCTCATCAATCAAGATACGCACGTAACGCGGACTGAGAGCGCATATTTCTGCCATTTTTTCAATCGTGATCATCTGGTCCGGGTTCATGCTGTACCCTCCTTTATTGCCCGCTCACGCGGTTTTGAAGGCTTGCCCACCATGCCAAGAGCAAAGCGTCTGCCCGCCCGTGATCTTTCTTCTTGCTCAGCTCAGCATCTGGAAATAACCGTCTAGCCACAGCTAGGGACCGGGCTTTTGGGTCTGCACCGTCTGACTTGCGGACAAGTCCTTTCTGCCATTCTGTGGGCCTGGGCATCAGGTAGGGTAGGCCAAGTGCTGCAAGGATTCCCTGCCATGCTCCGAAGTTCGCCCCAAACTTGAATGTGCTGGCCACCCCTTGCTTGGGCATAGCGTGTACGCTTTCCAGGGCCACAAGCTGGATCTGATAGCCGATGCACCAGTCCCTTATGATCTCAGCCGCTGCGCTGGGGTCCCCTGGCCAGTCATTGACCTGGGGAAGATCATCAGCCGGGAGAAGAGCCACAGCCCCTGTCTGTCCGGGGTCAATTCCAAGAGTCGCCCTCATACAGCCACCTCCTGCAAAGCCCGCGCACGGCTTTTGGATTGCGCCTTGAGCACTCCCACGCGCCGGTCAACGTAGTCGTACACAACTGGCCGTTTGCCATCCTGTGGTCTGAGTATCCGGCCTACCACTTGGAGCACCCGGCCCTTGAATTTTATCGGGGTTGCCAGGAAGAGGCTGGACAGTCCACTGCAATCAAACCCCTCTCCCAGTAGCTGCACGGTGCTGATCAAAACGTCTGTCTCGCCTGCCTGTACCGCGTTTACAATGGCCTCTCGCGCGGCCTTAGAGCACTGCCCGGTCAATACTTGGATCCTGGGTCCCGCTGCGCGTATAAGCTCTTCTAAGGCCTCACAGTGAGCCACCCGATCACTGACCACCAGTGCAGTCCCGGCCCTGGATCTCACCTGCCTGATCACGTCAGCTGCAATCTGCCGGTTGCGGTCCTGGTCCTGGGTCAAGTTGCTGATCATGCGGGTATAGTCGTCATTGTAATTATATCGGAAAGCTGTCTCGCGCCGAATGATCTCAGGGGACATAACCGCGCCGGTTACCCGGAGTAGGTCTTTGTCCACACTGTGCACCCGGTCCCCCAAGGTAATGTATATGAGCTTGGTCAGCCCATCCCGCCGGTACGGTGTCGCAGTCAGGCCCAGCATGTACTTGGAGTCGAAGGCCTGCACAGCTTCAGTAAACATTGTCGCCGGGGTCCTGTGGGCCTCATCCACCACGATATGACCGAAATGCTCTGGCAGACTGTCCAGGTGTTTCTTGACCGTGTTCACAATGCCCACAGTCACAGGCTGGACATCATACTTACCATCCCCGATTAGCCCGGGCTCGACTCCAAGAAAGGATCTGATACGGTCTGCCCATTGGTTCAGGAGTTCTTTGCTGTGCACAAGAACCAGGGTAGGTTGCCGCCGCTCTGCAATCACAGCCAGAGCCATGACCGTTTTACCACTCCCGGTTGCCGCGTCCAGCACTCCAAAGTCTCGCTTAATCACCTCATGCACAGCCTGGATCTGGTATCCCCTGAGCTTCCCCTGAAACATAATGTCTATGGGCTGGAGAAGCCGCCGCCGGTCCTCGATCTTGGGCTTGACTCCATGCCTTGCCAGCATATCCAGGGCCTGCCTGGTCCATCCGCGCGGAAAGGCAATGCCGCCGGGGATCTCAGTCCATAGCTCAATGTGCGGGTCCAGGTGGTCAGCATATCGGCCATGCGCCACAGCTTCTCTGTGCTTGGGGTTGTCCAGCGTCATGCACCGCTTAATGCCTTCAAGGACCTTTTCTTGGACGTTGCAAAGTTCAGCCTGTTTGTGTACTGTCAGTGTTGCTTGCATTTCAAATTTTCTCCTTGGAAGCCGGGAAGGTTGCCGCCACTCCCGGCTTCTTGTGGTTCTAGGCTTCCACTATTTCACCATTCATGTGTCGAACCAAAAATTCAAACATGCGCTTACACTCTGGCCCTACGCCTCGGGCTTGGGATTCCGGGTCAGTGAGCTTACGCCCGCATATCGCACAGTTTGACTTATTCCTGCCTATTGCCGCCCCCGGATCTGTAGACAGCATGTCCAGGTGGGTCTTGACCATCTCAAACGCTGCCTTTGTTCGCTTGTAGTCCTTCCACCATCTGCGGGGCCTTATGAATCCATCAGGCTGCAATTCAAGGATTAGCTCACAGCCGTTGCCCTTCTTGCCCCACACTTGTAATGAGGCCCTGAGTTCCAGCCGGATATGACTGCCCATTTTCCAGCCCGTAGGGGACGAAACAATCTGAGGCTTAAAAGTCAGCGTGTGCCATTCGTCAATCTCAAAACGCATTGCAGTCTTAGGCTTGTTCGCGTTGTGCTCTTTGCCAGCAAGTCTCTCTGTGGCAAGCTGCGCGAAGGCCTCAAAGATTGCTTGGTTGAATGTGTGCCCATAAACATATTCCCGCGTGATTTCTCTGGTCTGCATAGCTTAATCTCCCTTCTTGTGCTTACAATGTGCTTACAAACGATTGATTTGCAGTCATAACATTTTGAATTTACATTACTTTATTGTGTAGTTCATAGGATTGATAGTCCTGCGCATGGCTATCGTGTTACTATTTTTCAAAATGTATGCTATACGTGCTCTTTTTTTTAGTCGCGAATGTGCGCGGGTTGCTTAAGATTTCGTCCATAATTCACCATGAATTTTTTACCGAATTTACCCTCACACCCTAAGGGGTGTGTGAGGAGTAAATTTTATGGGTCAATTTTACTGGTAAATTTACCGGTAAACTCTTGTGTGGTCTGCGTTCCCAGCCTTCAAATTTACCGTTTTTACCAATTTACCCCTAACGGTGAAATGCGGGTTCCCAGCCTTCAATTTTGGGCAAAAATTTACCCCTAAATTTACCCCTTAACCGTGAATTTTTTGGTATCCACTTTGGGTTAACCTTCCGTCTTTGGATAGTATTCCATCCGTCACTGCCCGGTTTTTGATCTTGGTTACATTGGCACTGCTCATTCCCAATTCTTCAGCAATGTCCTTTTGCTTGAAGCCTTGGTCCAGCATGGACAAGACGCGCTGTTTCTTGTCTGCCTGCTCATCCTTAAACAGCCATTCATAGCGGCCATCAACTTCCTTGAGCTGAAACTCGTAGTCTTTGACGTACGGAAGATCCTTGCTTTTTATTCGGGCCTTAGGGAACTTGCAGATAAACCGCGCTCCATCTTCGGTATGGTAATTTGCAGGCCTCTCCAGGCTTATGCTTATGTCAATATTGTCCTCTCTGGCAGAGGTCCCGCGCTGCGTGCCGCCTTTGCCTGTATGGTGGACAAGCACACTTGTGATCCCCTGGAAGCGAAGTTCAAGAAACCATTGGTTCACCGGGTCCCATTCTGATTTGACGTTTTCGTCTGCCCCTGGGGTTAGGCTTGCAAGATTATCCACCACCCATATCTTGACGTTGTTTTGAATGAGAAGCTTCTGCATTGCCGCCCGCCACTTTTCGTCAAGCAGGTTCGCGCGGGGGAACCCCAAGGTGTTGGCGTAAAAGTCGGAATAGATCAGCAATGGATTGTACCGATTGCCCAAGCCAAAACCTTTCAACCGGTCAATGACATCATCGGCTACCATCTCACCGTCCATGTATAGGCAGGTCGCCGGGAGTTCACAGGTCCAGGGGCCAAAGGACAAGCCTTTTGTGATAGAGTCCAGCATGGACATTGCGAACATGGTTTTTCCCAGGTTTCGCCATGCGGAGATAAGAATCACCTGGCTGGATGTTACCCAAGGGTTCAGGTAAATGGTTTTGGGCTGAATGGGGATTTCAAGGAAGTGCTCTGCATCCACAAGAGCCTTAGATAAGTCCAGCTCTTTTGGTGGATCTGGCTTGCTGGCTTGGGGTTGTTCAGGCTGTGCCTGCTCAATTTCCCTGCGCCCAAGTTGAATGGGGCTTGTTACAGACTCCTTGCACCCCTTGCATATTTCGGGGTTGATCTCTTTACGCACGCGCTCACAGGTCACAGGTCCCGCCCGGTCCTTGGCCTGCTGGAGCTTTTGGGCTGTATCAGCTTCAGAGTATCCAGGGTATGGCCTGCTCAGTTCATGCGCCCACCACTGAGGATCTTTGCACCGGGCCACCACAGAGAGCATCCTGTACCATTCGGGTTCTTTGAGCTGTGCAGCATCATCCCGGCAATGCTTCATCCAGGCACAGGCACTGAGGATCTTTTCAAGATCAGCCGGTTCAAAGTCCTCATCTGTGGGCAAGCTGCCATGAATCACAGTTGATTCCAGTTCTGCAAGATAGGGCTCGAAGTCCTCAGGGTTGTATCTGCGCTCTGAATGGTGCTCCAAGACCTTGACCGGCTTAGGGTTGTCCGGGTCCTTGATGTTGGTCGATCCTGGGAGTCTTAGCACGCGCCTTAGGTCAGCCACAGAGTCAAGGTTCCAGCCCTTGGCATTGGCTTGGATCTGGATTGTACGCTCAAAGCGTTTCAGTATACCTTGGGCCTCTTCCTGTTCGGCCTTGCTTTCCAATATCCAGGGTTCTTTGAATAGCCAGAAAGCATAAATGCCGCCGCCGGAATGAATGATCAGTGAAGGTGGGAGTTCAGAGATTGAATAGGCCAGCTCTAAGGCTTCATCCAGACTCGCGGGCAAGGCCTGCTCCGCATGGCCAGGACCTTGAATGTCAACTTCAGTCCACAAGCCAGGGATAGCAACAATATGACCATTGCCGCCTGCCTTCCAGGGGCCAAGGTTTACGGACCTGAGGCCTGGCCCAAAATAGACATGCCTTTGTCCGATCCATTTTTTGACCACACCTGGAATTGAGCCTGCCTTAAATACAGGTACATGAATGGACTCTTTCTGAGGGGCCGACCACAGTGTGATCCATAGCGGCTTGTCATTGTTTTTCAGCTCGTCCGGCTCGGGGTACATGGCCTGAAATGCGGCCACTATTTCTTGAGCATTGACGGCAAACTGAGACTGTGTTATATTTTCTCCACTCGTAACACATCCCTCTTGCCGCCCGCCCTGCTCCCCCAAGCTTTGGCGGGCTTCCTTTTTCACCTCCATAGCCTCAGCCCTCCGCCCGGACTTGGCTTGTTGATGAAACAAGGTTCCGCTCTACATAAGCGTCCAGATCCTGCTTGCGATAACGCACAGCCCGCCCAAACTTTACAAAAGCCGGACCACCACCTCTGAGCCTCCAGATTTCAAGAGTATTCTTCTTGAGGTTCAGATATTGCGCTGCCTGCTTTGTGTCCAAAAACTGAGAAGTCATAAAAAACCCTCTCCAAGAAATAGGTTTGTCTCTTGAAGAGGGTTTTAAAAAATGCCCTGTCCCGATTTGTCGAAAGCCGGGATTTCTTACTTTTTATTAGGTATGTTTTTTTTTAGATCGGTTATTCTATTTTTTACTGTCTTGAAAGTTCTGTATTCCTCATGGTCCCGCCGTTCAGGATCTTTGAAGTAAATTCGCTCCTTTTCCCTATCAACATCTTGAAAAACGGGATGGAAATTTTCTGCAAGTTCTTCAATGTGATACATTATTTCTGTGCAGGTGGCCTCACTCCCCACCTCCATAAGGATATTCTTCAATTCCTGGTCAAGCAGTGTGGACATCTTACCAGAACCACGTTTGCTGGTCTTAAACTTAAGGCCATATTCAGCGTCAGGCTTTAGCAGTAGAGCTGCAACTCTGTCTTGAGCTTTGCCCATAATCAAATCAAAAAGGGGCAAATCTTCTGTTCTATTTCTCCACATCTCTTCGGCCTTGTCTAGTTCCGGAGGTGAAGCAATGCCATTGCTTTCAAGTATTTTTTGTAACCACAGGATTTGATCCCCAGGAGTTCCAGTCCACAATCTTTGATCACCATGCTTTCGTTTCCAAGCTATTCTGTATTTTTTGGGCTCGTTTTGGTTGTCTGATACATGATAGCCTTCTCCGGTCTGAATACAAACAGAAACTTCTTTCCCATTTGCAGAGTTAGTAACATTGTTGTCTAGCACTACTATTGTGTCACTTGGCCTTGCAGAAGTTTGGACAAGAAGAGCATCATTGAATTCTTCCATACCCCCCCCTATACCGCTGCCTGTTTTGCCGCTTCCAGCTCCACAACTTTCTTACTCTTTGCGTGTTTACCCTGCCGTTCGATCCAGTCCCCGATCCTTTGGGCATCCTCGGCCAAGTATCGCAAGTCAGAAGTCTCTGTGTAGCTGTTTATGGTCACGTCCTGGTTCAACTTGTGATTCATTAGAAGCTTGATCTTCCACAGTTCAATGCCAAGCTCACCACCAATGGCCCGAAATGTGCGCCGCAAGTCATGGGCTGATACTGTTTCTCCCACTACCTCAGATATGGTCCGCATAACCCGCACAGGCTTACCCACATATCCAGTCTTGCCCCGGCCCGCGAAGACGTATTGTGTGCCCTGATCCTGCCCTTCAAGGATCTGCTTTGCCTGCTTGCTTAAGGGCAATGTCACCGGTTGCTTGTTCTTGGGGTCTGGTATGTGCCATGAATTGTCCTTCAGGTTCACTCGGTTCCAGGTCAGGGTTGAAACTTCACTCCATCTGCCCCCGGTCAACAAGGCAAAAGCAACAGCCGCCGCCGTGTTCTGCCCTGTGGCTGTACGTCCGGGGTCATTCATCATCCTTTGCAGCTCATTCCAGGCCTTGCCCACCTTGTCTGTAGGGATACGCCGGTTCTTGGGCTTGACCTCATGCCACATCTTGGCATCTGAGAGGATCTGACAGGGGTTCTCAGGGAGAACAGGCTGATCATCCGGCCTGTATGTGGCCCGCGCATAATTCAGGATTGCCCGAAGTACCCTGAATGCCTGGTTCGCCTGTGACTTAGAGACTCTGGACTTCTCGCGGAAACGCTCTAGCACAGCTTGACGAGTAATGGCTGAAATGGGCTTTTCCTTCCAGTCACTGAACACACCGTTCATGTGTGTTTCAATATTTTCCAAGGTCAGGGGCTTTAGGTTACGATCCTTAACGTAAGCATCCTTGGCCTTTTTCAAGGTCACGCTGGTGGCTTTCTTCTTTACCTTCTCCACAGAAGGATCAACCCCGCGTGCCATGTCCCGAAGTTTTTCCCGCGCATCATCGCGGGCCTCTTGCACCGTAAAGTGACCATGCGGCCCTACCTTAACCCGCCGGGTCTTGCCATTCACGCGACCTTGTACTACATACATGAGCCCTGTGGGGGTCAGGCGTACAGCAAAGCCTTTAAGTTCGGTATCCCATACAAACTTCTGCCCGGACTCTGGCAGTTCCAAGGACTCAACAACTTTTTTAGTCAACTTGGTTTTCATGCTGTACCCCCTCCAGGAAATCTGTAAGCAATTTGTAAGCAGAAAAGATCAAATTCCATAAAAGATCATAGGACTCAATATAGCCAAAAAGCCCCGAACTGTCAAGCATTGTATGCTTACATATTACTCCGTCAACCCCTGTAAAAGTCGTAATTTTTGGATTCCTAATCCTGGTGTCGCGTGTTCGAATCGCGCCGGGGGCATAAGAAAAACAAGGGGTTACGTGAAGAAAACTGTGACCCCTTCTTTATTTTGTGGATTGTGAAAAATTGCACAATTGAGGAT